AAATGTATTACTAGTCGCAGCTTCGGTAATAAAACCTTATCAAAACCTAACCTAGATCATTTCGGTAGTAGCGAATTTAGTTTCGAAAGCTGGAAAGAAAATAAATAAATAAATAAATAAATAAATAAATGAAAGAAACATTACTTAGATTTAAAAACAAACAAAAATATTTACTTTTTGATTATGAGACCTGCAATCTTAATTTAATTTCTGGAGAAAATAAACCATGGCAATTAGCATTCCTCGTCATAGAAGGGGATAAAATTGTCGAAGAAAAAGATTATTGGTTAAAATGGGACGACCTTAAGGTGTCTCCAGAAGCTGCAAAAATTACAGGATTTACTCAGGCCAAATACAAAAAAAACGCAGTAGACCCAAAAGGAGCACTAGATCATTTTGAGAAATATTTGTATGATGATACTTACATTAAGGTTGGGCACAATTTATTAGGATTTGATGTTTACATGCATAACCTGCATAGAAAACTAATTAACCCTAAAGCTGAGTCGGACTTTAGTTATTCAGAGAAATTAGTCGACACACTTTGCCTGGCCAAAGCACTAAAGAAAAGAATTAAAATAAACAAGGAAGATAATTTCCTGGCCTGGCAATATAGATTAAATCATTTGATTGAACGGGGTCTATCTTGCAATCTCAAGCAGTGTTGCAAGGACTTTGATGTTCCTTTTGACGCAACTAAACTGCATGATGCATTATACGATATAAAGGTTAATTATGAAGTTTTCAAGAAAATGCTATGGGAAATAGAAATATGAGTTTTACAGATCAATTTACAGAATACAAAGAGTGCTGCCCTCCAGGAGTTAGACTTCCTGAGATTGAAATCGAGCAAAAGTATTACGATGTGCTTGAAGCAGATAACACTATATCTAATTACGACTTCCTTCGTAAGTTATGTCACAAAGGGGTGAAGGATAAAGGAATAGATAAATTTAAAAATAAAAAAGATTATTTTGATCGTGCAAAATCAGAATTAAAAATATTAAATGAACTAGGTTTCATTGATTATATTCTTTTGAATTGGGACATTATTAATTTTTGCCATGAAAATGATATCCCAACAGGTCCAGGTAGAGGGTCTGCAGCAGGGTCGCTGGTTCTTTATTTAATCGGGGTCACAAATGTAGACCCTGTTAAATATAATTTGTTTTTTGAGAGGTTTGTATCTAAGAGTAGAGCGAAAAAGATAGAAAAAGGTGGAATAACCTATCTCGACGGAAGCCTTCTGGCTGATGTAGATAATGATATCGCTTACGAAAGAAGAATCGAGGTTATTGAATATATCGAAAGAAAACACCCCTCTAGAACTGCAAAAATTTTAACATTAAATACCCTGAGTGGAAAATTATGCGTAAAAGAATGCGGGAAAATCGTAGGCGATCTTTCCGAACAGGACGTAAATCTAGTAAGTTCAACTATTCCAAAAAAGTTTGGAGTTGTCGTTCCCATCTCGACTGCTATTGTAGAAAGCGAAAAATTTGCGGATTGGGCCGCAGAACATCCAGATGTTTTTGAGATAGCCTTAAAGATTGAAGGTTTAAATAAAAATACAGGAGTTCACCCAAGTGGAATAGCTATTTCTTTTCAAAAAATTACTGATATTTGCCCCGTTCAAAAAACAAATGACGGAGCATTAGTAACTGGCTATGATATGAATTGGGTCTCAGAATTGATGGTGAAGTTTGATATCCTTGGATTAAGAACGTTGAGTGTTATTTATGATGTATGTAAAAACATTAATGAGGATATATCGGACCTCGACTTAAGTAATGGAAGTATATTCAAGCCACTTCAGTCGTTGCGTTCGCCCCATGGATTATTCCAGCTCGAATCTGACACTAATTTCAGAGTTTGCAAAAAGATTAAGCCGAAAGATCTTGAGGAGCTTAGTGCGGTTATCGCTATTGGCAGGCCAGGGGCACTAGATTTTTTGGGTGATTACGCCACTTATTCGCAGACAAAAGAGCCTCAAGTAATTCATGAATTCTTCAGGGACGTTTTAGACTATACAGGAGGAATTCCTTTGTACCAAGAGCAACTTATGCAAATGGCGGTAAAAGTTGGTTTTACTTTAGATGAATCGGAGCAACTAAGGAGGATTGTCGGGAAGAAAAAAGTGGATCAGATGCCTGCTTGGCAAGCAAAGATTCAACAGAAGATTATTGATAATGATCTTCCTACGGAAGTCGGAGATATTTTATGGAGCGTAGCGGAGGACAGTGCGAATTATTCTTTTAATAAATCACACTCACTAGCTTATGCAACATTAGCGGCGTGGACGTCTTATCTTAAGTTCAATCACCCACAGCAGTTTTTCCTTTCTTTATTAAGGATGACTAAATATGAGCCTGCCCCGCAGGAAGAAATTTCCTCCGTGTCAAAAGAGCTGGCTAATTTCGGAATAAAGCTACTATCTCCAGATTTAGCAAAATCAAAAATGGACTTCTCGATAGAGGGAAAAAACATCCGCTTTGGCTTAAACAGCATAAAAGGGGTTAGCGAAAAATCTTTGGAATCACTGAGGGACTTTAGATCTAGTGATACCCCAACAAAATACGACATCTTCTTGGCCGCAAAACAGGCTGGTCTTAACATAGGAGTTCTTTCCTCTTTGATTCAAGCTGGCGCACTAGAAAGCAAAGGTTCAAATAGGTCGCTTATGGCGCTCGAAGCGCAGGCTTTTAACCTGCTAACAGAAAGGGAAAAGAGAAACTTTATCTTTCTTGGAGAAGAATATGAATATAAATTATTAAACTGTATTTCTGATGCAAAAAATCAGTCTATGGTAGGAGATGATGGAAAACCACTAATGAAGGAGTCAAGGTTCAAGACATTCAAGAAGAAATATGACTTGTACAAGTCAATTTATGATAAAAATAAAAAATACGAAACTTTTGCGAATTGGTATTTTGAAAATGAACTACTAGGATATAGTCATAGCTCGAAATTAAAAAGTTGCTTCATAGACTTGTATAAAGATTTAAAGGACTCGACAGACTTAGAATTAATGGACTTGGACGAAAAAGGTAAGTTTATAGGAGTAATAGAAGATTCGCTAAAAGCAACCTCTCGAAACGGAAATAAATATATTAAACTTCAAATCGCAGACGAAAACGGAAGATACAGTGCAATGTTGTTAAACTCAAGAAGGGGTAATTTTTATGACAGATATTTTCAACAAAATAAAAAAGCACCCTCTAAGAAAAATATTGTCGTCGCTTACGGAAGAAAGGCTGAGGATATTATTTTTCTGGATTCCATAAGGGTTATGGATGAAAAAATATATATGAAAATGTCTGAAGTAAAGTAAAATAGAGTGTAATTTATGAAAATGACTCCAAAACCTAACTTTACGCCACGTGCGCAACAAGCGATTAACGAAGCAAAAAAGGCTGCATTAAAATACGCAAATGAAATCATCACCCTGGATCACCTATTTTTCGGCATGGTAAACTTGAGTGCCGGAATATTATGTGAAATTCTTTTTTTATTAGAGATAGACAAACAAGCTCTAAAATCTGAAATAGAGCATCACCTTTTTAACTTCGACTCGATAGAAAACCAAGCTTTTGAAGTAGATTCGTTTGAACCTATTTACGATGAACACTTTCATCTCGTATTAAAGGTTTCTGCTTCTATTAGCGAAAAGCTTGGCCATGAATATGTGGGCCTTGAACACATGCTTCTCGCCTTGTTAAAATATGAAGAATCGAATATACCAAAATATTTTCAATCATTCAACGCTACTGGCGAAGATATCATAGCAGAAGTTAGAGAGTATTTGCACTTATCAAAAGAGCATAAAATACCAAAACAAGACAGAATTAAATCATTCACAAAAAAACCAAAAATTAAAGAGCAAAAATTAACAAATCTAGAAAAATTTGCAACAAACTTAAACGTACTAGCACAGCAAGGAAAATTTGATAATATCATCGGCAAAGAAGAAGAAATATATCAAGTGTGCGAAATTTTATGCAGAAAAACTAAAAACAACCCAGTTCTTCTAGGGGAACCCGGTGTTGGAAAAACTGCAATCGTTGAAGGCCTGGCTCATAAGATAGTAAAGGGAGAAAGTTCTGACTTCTTAATCAGTAAAATGATATTCTCCCTTGATCTAGGGTCTCTAATTGCTGGAACAAAGTATAGAGGGCAATTCGAAGAAAGATTAAAAGGGATTATAGAAGAAGCTAAAAAGAATAAAGATGTAATATTATTTATCGACGAAATTCATACCTTAGTTGGGGCAGGAAGTGCCGAAGGAAGCATGGATGCTGCAAATCTGTTAAAGCCTTTGCTGGCGAGAGGAGAGTTGAAGTGTATCGGCGCCACCACTCAAGATGAATACAAAAAAAGTATACTAAAAGATGGTGCGCTCGACAGAAGATTTCAATCAGTAAAAGTTTTAGAGCCAAACAAGCAGGAAACTAGGCAAATTCTGGATGGAATTAGGCCGAAATATGAATCATTTCATACAATTTGTTATCCAGAAGAAGTTTTAGATCTTATTGTAGACCTTTCATCAAAATATATTCTTGATAAACAATTTCCAGATAAAGCTATAGATATTATGGATCAAGCAGGTTCAAAAGTAAAGATAAAAAACATCGAACGTCCCCAGAAGGCCAAAGATATTGAAAATCAATTAGAGCAACTAGCTTTGAAAGAATCTAAACTTCAAATAATAGGCGTATCGCGTTCAGATATCGAAGATGAGCAAATTTATTTGTTAGAAGAATACGATCAAATAATTACCGATTGGGCAAATAAAGCCATGAAATCAAAGATACCTGTAACTAAAAAAGATATATATGAAGTAATGTCTTCTAGAACAGGAATACCCCTTTCTGAAATATCCAAAAAAGAATCCGAAAAAATGCTTGGATTATTAAAAAATCTAAAGAACAAGATTGTTGGACAAGAAGAAGCTTTAGAGGAGATATCAGAATCAATACTGCGATCAAAATCCGGCCTACAGGATTCAGGTAAGCCAGTGGGAAGTTTTTTATTGGTTGGTGCAAGTGGCGTGGGTAAAACTTATACAGCTAAATGTATCGCTGAATTTATATACGGCTCTAAAAAATCTTTGATTCAAATAGATATGAGTGAATTTTCCGAAAAGATTTCATCAACTAGATTAACTGGAGCAGCCCCGGGTTATGTCGGGTATGAAGAAGGTGGAGAGCTTACCGAAAAAGTTCGAAGAAATCCCTACAGTGTGATATTGTTTGATGAAGTAGAGAAAGCTCACCCAGAAGTTTTAAATATATTATTACAAATTCTTGAAGAAGGGGTATTGACAGATAACTCTGGAAGAAAGATTGATTTTACAAATTGTATAATAATATTAACAGGCAACATAGGTAGCGAAAAAGCAGCGAAGCCTAACATGGGGTTTGGTAATTATGACGCAAAAAGTATTGCTGATGATAAACTAAAAGCTGAACTAAAGTTATTCTTTCGACCAGAATTCCTGAATAGGTTAAATGATATAATATTGTTTAACGATTTCGAGCTAGATCAAATTTCAAAAATAACAAAGCTAGAGCTCAAAAAACTTGCCTGCAAATTGCACAAAAAAGGGATTTCGTTTTCCGCAACCCCTTCTTTAGTTAAACATATATCTGAACAAGCAATAAAAGAAAAAATGGGAGCAAGGCCGATAAAAAGAATTCTTCAAAAGAGTATTGAAAACGAATTAAGTAGATTAATTTTGAGCAAGACCCTTCAAGACGGGTCCTTAATTAAATTTAAATACCTGAGAGGTAATATAGAGTACGATATTAAGGAAGAAGAGGCTTAACTGGATTAATATCATCATCCTCCTTTTTTTTCATAGGGTCTTCAAACTTTTCTCCAGGATTTGAATGAGTAATTTGTTTTTTTTCGTTAAAAATAGTCATGCAAGCTTGAAATCTGTCAGATTGAACAGGATATCTGTTTTTCATATTAGCGTCCAATATACATCTAGTTATAAACTGATCCCCGTTTTCTTGATCCACAGGGACGGGATACCTTTTATCTTCATTTGATAAAAAGTTATTTTTGTTTTCATCGGGGTCATCTTCTTTTTGTGTTGGAAAAATTTTCTGATACTCCGTGTAGGTAGCTGTTTCGTTTAACAAATCGTGAGCCTCGCGGATATTGTTTTTTTGCCAAGTTTCCAATTCCTGGTCATCTTTAATCATATCATACATGACCCTGGCTTTTTTCCAGATGTGAAATAACTCAGATTTTACTTTTTTATTGTTGAATTTTGTGTCTGCAGATGATTTTTCTTTTAGAGGTTCTTTCATAATATTTATTACACCGCTTTAAGAATAATATCCACCTATTTCTCCATTACTGCCGCTAATCGGCGCGTCTTTTCCGGCAACTTGGTTTGGTATCGCGCCATACAGGTTGTAAGAGTGAACTAATTCTTTGACCCTTTCCTGTGAAGCTCTATAAGCTGCATGATAATTTTTTGCAGTAATATTTTTGTTTGACTTCTGGATCATAGAATCCCCTTCTCGTATAACTTGAAACTCATTTTGCCCATTACTTCCGTCGATACCTCTTAGCACTTGCCTTTCTGCTTTCCTATTATATTCAGATAAATACAATTCTCGCATAATTGATTGTTCTTCTAGATTAAATTCAACTGGACTATAACCACTCAAGGACGTGAAGATTAAATTATTTAATTCCCCGAAGTGACCCTCAACCCAGTTTGCAATTAAACCTATTTCGACATCTCTTGCGTCTCCCGATAAATGAAAACCAATTTCTTCATCATAAACCTTTTCAGCAAATGCCCCAACAATTGTATCGCTATATTGACCCGAGACCATAATTAACCTTTCAAATAATCAATAACCTCTTTGTGTTTTGGGTTTCTAGGGTCAAGATTAATAGGTTCCCCCATAATTTGAACACTTCCTTGCCCATGTAAACTAGAATCAAAAGCTTTTTTTATTTTATTTCTCAATACAGTTTTATTTCCGGAGGGAAATACCCCAACTTTTACCGCAAAAGCCTGGAGATCAGTCAAATTCATATCCTCAAGCATATCTTTAAAGATTCTTTTGTCATTTGTTTTAAAAGGGTTTATCTTAGCGATGCCCAAAATTTCTTCCAACTCCTTAGCTTTGGCTACTTGATCCTCATAGCTCTTTCCGTTTGTTTGGTTGAGTTCTTCAAGCTTTGGGGCCTTTTTGGCCGCAGCTTTGCTCGTTTTTTTAGTTGTTTTTTTATTTGCCATAATTGTACCTTGTTCCTTTGTATTTTAATACACTATATAATAATGATTTTAAATAAAAAATCCACCCCAGTTGCCTGAGGTGGACTTTTATAAAACGTTAATTCTATTTAAATTAAACGATCAGACCAAGTAATACGCGGTCGTCGATGATCATACGTCCCTCTTCAAGAGAACCGTAGTAACCAATCTTAGATTGACGTGTTACGAATTGGTCATCGGATACAAGACTAAACTCGTCTCCGGACTCGGAATCGGTAGCTACTGCGCGAATCATAGACTCACGGCTAAGATCAACACCGACAAGGATTTGCTCTTCTGCCTGCGTAAAGGTTGTCTTTGCGGGGCTAGTTGCAACCGAATAATGGTCGTCATAAGAACCACTCGAGGAAGAGTCGAAGACTTTATTCCACGCTTGATCAATACCCATTTCATTATACTCTTGAATGGATACGCCATAGAACTCAGGAATGCCAGCACTATTAAAGATAGCGTCGCGCATGCTGTCTGTACCAGCGATATCGGTGTTAGAGCCTTGGGTGTTGATGGGGTTATAAGCTAGACCGCGAATTTCTTCTACGATTTCAGGAGAAACCAAGATATCGGTAATTCCGCGCCCACGACGATCAGCAGGTGTTCCACCAGTCCAAGAAGTATTAATTCTTTTTGCTCTAGTAAACAGCTTATTCAAGTCTGAAAGTAAGAACCTTCCAGCTTGAGCGGAACGAATAACGTGCTTGTCATTATTTGTGGTTGCGTTAGCCAAAGCAGTCATAATCATACTGGCAGAAGTTTTTTCTTGTTTAAGAAGAACTTCTTGAGCCATACGTGTGAAAGTCTTGCTTACAACGTCAAGTCTTGAACGAGAAGCGTAGCGCTTATCGAAGCTTAATGCACTGTCGAGAGTATAAGTTGTGAACTTAAGCTCGCTTTGTGAAGGAGCGACTTGGTTAGTAGGAAGACCTCCTGGAACGGATTGACTCCAAACTTGAATGTAATCTTCGTCAGTAATGTCGTGATAAAGATCCAAAGGAATACTTGGGCTCTCATCGCTGTTGAACTGAAGGCTAGTAAACATGTTACTTACTGTAGGAGCTGTGTTAACAACTTCCGCTAAAACTGGACCAATAAATTCAGCCAATGCAGTTTGAGCTTCGTAAGCAACTTCTCTGTTTTTCGAAGCCATAGCTTTGATAAGCTCGACTTGCTCGGGTGTTCTGTCTAAAGTAATTTTCATTATATTAAATTTCCTTTCTTAGAAGCTGATTTTGCAGAGGAATTTATCGGAACCGCTTTTTGCTAAAACAGTAGCGACCATTGCATTGCCTGCTGATGTGTCTGCAACCAAAGTTCCATCAGTAGCAACTTCAAGTTGTGCGCCGACAGCAGGATCGCCTGTTACTGCATTAGAATCAAGAAGAACTAACCCTCTTGTCAAAACAGGAACTGTTTGACCGGGAAGAACTGCTTGAGCTTCGTCCAATTTTTGTTTATAATAGAGAAGTTTTTCTCCATTTTCGTCGTATGCCAAGGTTTCACGTAATGTGATTCCTACGGCTACTTCGCCAGCGTCAGCAGGTTCAACTGTCATACCGTTATAGGGGTATGCATTGTATCCGATGTGCGCACTTGTTGGACTTGCTCCCAAGTAATCTCTAAGATCACCTGAGGTCGCGAGACCGCTATCTGCGTTGTTCATATCACCGGGCAGTTCACCTGTTTTTACTTTGACCACAACACCTGAATCAAATGCCTCTCCTGCAGCAGCGTCAGACTTCGCGTTAGCGATAGTATAAGCGCTGGTGTCGAGAGAGAACAGATTCAAAACGTCATGTTCACTGTAGTCACGGTATGGTAGTATTCTTTTTGCCATAATTTTTTTCTTTTATATATTAGTATGAAATTTTAACTGATTCTTTGAAGGTCTTCGCGAATCGATCACGAAGAGATTCTCCTTCGGAAGAGCTTTCGTTATTGTTAACGATTGCCGCTTCTTCAACTTGAAGATTGTCGAGAGTTTCTTCAACTTCGTCCGAAGATTCTTCATTTTCAGTTTGTGAGGCTTCAGAGACTTCAACCGAATCTTCCTGAGAATCTTCTTCTAAAGTCTCTTCTGTAGCTTGAACGGTCTCGAGACGTTTTTCAACTTCTTGAGTTACGCGATCTTCAAACGCTTTTTGTTCAGCTGCGATAAATTCTTTGTTTTTATGCTTCCAAACTTTTGAAAGTTTTTCTTGATACTCTGAGAAACCTTCTTCGGTTGCATCAAGCGAGGAAAGCTCTGAGGCGACGATTTTAGAATCATCTTCATCTAATTGATAAATCTCATTGAGCATTTCCATGCGTGCATTGAAACGAACTTCAGCTTCACGAGCGGTGTTCTCTTGCTCAAGGGCTTCAAGTTTTTGTTTGGTTGATAAGAGTTGCTCTTCTACTTGATTTACTTTGTCTTGTAAAGAGCTTTGAGCCTGAACAGCTTCTTCTTTTTCAGCTTTAGCTTTTTCAAGGTCGGCAACATACTGTTCGCCTTTTTCTCTGATAGCCTCGATAAACACCTTGGAGATGCTAGCGACGCTTTCTTCAGAAAAATCTTGCTTGCCAAGCTTTTCATCTAAAGCTGCTCGGAATTCGTTAATGAGTTGATCTTTATCCATAATTAAATTATTATTAGGTTCTTTGTTTAATACATCCTCTTTGGATGAATGGGAAATTTTTTTACTTTTTACGATAATCTTCTCGATAGATTCTCGCGGGCTTCGCGATGGGGTCGAATTCTGTTGATCTTCCGCTATAATACCTTGCACATCTGCAGCTGGATTTGAAGTGAACCCAATTCCTAGGGGGTATATATCGCCGACAATAAGCCTATTAACTTTTCTGCCGTCACTCAAGCAACCTTTGCCTCCAAGAGATTTTAAATATGGAGAATAAGCTTCTATTTCTTGAGGGTCTGAGACGATTGAAGATTTATACAGATCGTCGCCACCAACGGCGATTACATAATCATTAAAACCAACTTCCCAACTTGCAGAAACTGTATTATAGTAATCACTAGATTCATCTGTCGAATTGATCGCTAAATCTGCAAATTCCTTACTGGCGGTTTTGTAAATTACTGCTGCTAAAGCTATATTATATGCATTTTCCTCCAAAAGAGCCTCTTCATTCGATAATAAATCTGAGGAATCTCCATATTTTGAAAATCCCGCAGAAACGATATGTCCAACAATTTTATCTCGATTATGCTCGATATTAGTTGGCTTGTGAATAAAGTAATCTTTTACAGCTACCGCAGTTTCGCTATCAATGCCATCTCCGTTTTTATTGAATTTATTCACAACGGCGGCATTAAATGCAATTCCGAGTAGATCGATATTTCTGTCAAGATTAATATCTTCCGGGATTAAAGGTCTAAGGGGCTCGAGTGAAGCCTTGCTGATATTTAAATTTTCAAAATCACTAGATGCGACAATGATATTATCAAAAGTAGTCTTGTATTTATATGGTATATCCATTTCCATAAATGTTACACTTAGTTTATAAACATGGGAGTAAAGGAGTAATTCGCGTTTTCTATCTTGACATTCACTATATCATAATAAAGTTTTATCATCCAATTTCCAAGTACTAGGGCGGAATAGCTATCTTTCCTCGCTTTCTCCGGGCCAGTTTGCCGCTTTAAACTTGGTGGCAAATCGAAGTTTTGCGTACCTCCAGAAGAGGTTGTGATTTGAATTAAAGAGCACTCTGTTTTTGTTAGATTTAACATATCAAATTGATGCTCCACGAAGTCAATCATTTTGGCGCTATTGGTTTGCTTGCCTAAGCTCTGAGAAGTTCTTAAAAAATGTATATCCTGAATTGGTATTTTTTTATTTCTTTGCTCGTTATAAGAGTCATTAATTGCTCTTGACCCGAAGAATATTCTTTTATGATCAAAATTAGCTTGAAGTAATTCATTTGCTCGGCGTATCCATTGACTGGTCGGTTTACGTAAATAACAAATCGTATTATTCTCCAGGTTGTATTCTTTTTTTCCCTCCTTTAATTTGTCTTGATAATTTTCTATATCGTCAAAATTTGTATTCAAGCATTTTATATTTATTTTATTTTCCTTGAATAAACTACTCTCATTTGCAGCATTTATAAATTGAACTCCACCATTATAATCGCCAATAATAGATACAATATTAAAATGTTTTAACAAATAATAAAAATAATAAATATGTTGTTTTAAATTTGCTCCACTTAATGCATAACTGTGGACAACGACTCCAATCTTTTTTTCATCATCTAATCTCAAGATCATCATCGCGAAATCATCACTACTTTCACTTTCAGCCCAACTTGGATCGAAAGCTAAAATGTATTTAGCCCCAGGGTCTCCAGCAACCTCTATACTTGGCGATTCTCCGTCTGGCAAAGTGCAGGTTGCCATTTTCGATGTTTTGAAATAGCCGCTACTATCATCGGTAAATATCGAATTAAACTCTCGGTCAAATTGACTCTGACTCATGGTCGATTTAGCTTGCTCTAAAAGATTCTTATCATACAATTGCTTTGGGGCGCAGTCATAACTAAATTGCATAATTATTCTATGAGCATCCGACTCCTTGTCTCCTCCTACTTTAATCAAATTTTCGAATTGCTCGTAAGCTTTGTACATGTATTCAAATTTATAACTTGCAGAAGAAAGAGCTATAAGTTTATTATTAGGCCAAATATGCCTTTCACTTTCTTGCATTTCGCCCTTTGTGATCAATTCTGTTTCTAAATTATAAAGCTCTTCCCTTTGGGTTGGGTTCTCAACAACACTCAAGAACGGAATAATAACCTCATTATAAATTCTTTCTGGCATCAAAGCAAACTCATCAATAATGATTCTATGAAATCGAAATCCACGAAGTTTTTCACCATCACCAAGAGGTAAAGCTCGAATTCTACTAGAGCCTATTTCAAGCAACCATTCGTCGTTGCTTTTCGATTTATGAGTGATACATTGAGATAAGTATAACGCACCAGGCTTTGAAGCAATATCCTCGATCTTTTTAAATATCATTTTTGCCTGCCTAAATGACTTTGAGAGAATACCAATTTCAACACCTTGATTTAAAATAGCATCCATATAAGCATAAATCGCGGTAGTAAAAGATTTACTCATCCCACGACTCCAAACCCCCATAAAATAATCCGTCTCGAACATGGCCTTGATAGCCATATGCTGAAAGGGGAACAATTTTACTCCGCTGATCAAATCTGCAGAAAATGTTATATTTTCTCTTAGAAACTGGTATAATAAAAGCTTAGCTTCCTTCTCTTCTATAAACCCCTCTTTCTTTAAAATTTCTTCATTAAAATCGCTTTCAGATTTTCTAGATATTTGTCTTCCTGGTTCCCAGCTCATTATATAAGTTTATTGTCGATGTAATATTGTAAATCAACTTTCCATAATTTTTTACCTAATGTTAAAATTTTTGGAATTAATTCTTCTGATTGGCCCCTGCTTCCGCTAAAAATGAATTGACAGTGACCTGCAAATTCGTGCGCAAGAACTCTCATATTGTGATATATATATTTTAAATTTGAGCGGTGCGGCGACCATTTATTGTTTTTATCTATTTGGAATAAATCACTTTCTGTAACTACAAATAAATAACTGTCCATATCTCTTGCTCTTTGCAACTCGGCTTTAAATCTTTGATAATTATTTTTACTTAAAGTTGACTTAAAATCTTGCTCTCCTTTTCGATCTACATATGTATAATCATAATCATCTCCACCAACCGCATAATCCCCAAAATCTAACTTTAATGATTTAGAATTTTTAAAATATAAAGGTTGCTGTTCTCGAGTGTCAATAAATATTTCTAAATTTGATTTAACTTCATTTTTCCACTCAGCAGGCAACCTGCAATCAAACATAGGTTCGACCCCAGCTTCTTGGCATGCCTGAGTGTACGATCCGAAATGTTTTTGGTAAATGTCTACTCCTGGAAAATCATTGACAACTAATTCCAAATGAAATGGTGCAAATTTTAATTCTTTATGCTTAATTCTTTTTTTAAGCATATTAAGAATATATTCTCTCACTGTATTACAATCTTCTTGTTCGCACCATTGAAGTAATTGTTTCCTGTAGCTAAAATCTTTACTAAAATATTGTTCTTTTGTCTTGAACGGTAGAGGTTCTTCTGTCAATAAATTATATCGAGGATAATATTTCACATAATATTCCGCAAGAGTAATCTTGTGAGACTTCAAATGAAAATGTAATTCTTTTTCGGTCTCGAATTTTTTTGAACATATTTTGCAAGCGATCATAATTCGAAATCATAAACTTTTAACCAATCCTCATCGAATGTTCTTCTTTCTCCAAGCAGCTTCATTCTTTGCAATGCCCAAAACACTTTCACAAATACATTTGGAATATTCAATTTAATACCATAACTATTCTCAACTTCAGGTTTTTCAGAATAAAGTTTTCTATATAAAACTTGAGTGCACACATCCTTCATAATGCAATTTTTAATTCTCACACCCCTAACCCTTGGTCGATCTACGTCATCATAATCTGTCCAATTACCTAAATCAATGCAAGCTCCATTCCACCAATTTTTAAACGCCCCAGTAAATTTGCAATTCGTAAAACTTATATTTCTTGCGCCCCCTTTGCACGTTATGTGTTGTCGAGAATTTTGGGATATAAAATGGCAATTTTTGAAAGATATATTTTCTCCGCGCACAATATCAACGCAATCTTCATAACCACCTAGGAATTCGCAATCTTGCACCTCCACATCTCGACAAAAAGAAAGCTTTAGCGCTTCAGAAACTCCTGTGCCATCAATAAAGCACGATCTAATGATCAACTTAAACCTTTCCTGACCGGGCCTCCACCCAAACCCGAGTGCGCTTTTATCTATGAATTTAGATTCTTGTTTTTCTGTAGATGTGGGCTTGAAATATTGTTTTTCTATGGTTATTGTTTTCATAGAATTTATATTGCATCTTCTTTAGATATTCCCAAAACTCTAGCTTTCCAGTCTGGCATAGATTCAAGTTTATCAGCTTCATCCTTTGCGGCTTTTTTCTGCAGCTGAGCGATTTTAATCATGACCTTTCGCTCCTCCTCCTCTTGAAATAGCTGCACGAGAGAAAGAATGCTTGCATTTTGTTTGTGTTGAGAAGACACCCTTTTCGAACGGTCTCCCTGTAATTTTTGAATTAAAGATTCCATTCTTTTTTCGCATTGATTGTATTCTTCGCTTTTTGTTTTCAAAAGTTCGGCCAGGCGAACAGTTAAATCCTGTTGATCTTCGGCGTCGTCAAACATTCTATTTAGTTTATTGATCGCTCCTTGGATGTTTTTTAAGTGAATATAATCCATGCAGACATTAATATATAAATTAATTTCATCATTACTTAAATCAGGCTTATCCCATGTTGCCCGAACAAATTCTGCTTCAAATAGATCTCTATCTTCTGAGCTATCGTAATTATTAATAATTTGAATAAATCTCGGTGAAGCTAGAAAAGTCGCCAAAGCCTCAATGCTTTTTCTCTCCATCATTGATAATTTATTTTCATTTATCGTTTTTTGGCAACAATCATTAATTTTTTTAATTATTTTGCTTTCTGCTTTAGGCGGTGAATACTTTTTGTGCACAGCGTCTTCGATGGACGGTACCTTTATTTCTTGAGATGCATCTACAAATTGAAAAACAGCAAGATATTCTTTACTTACTTTAGTTACCCTCACTTCTGGGAATAGTATGGTTGCAATCTGCGCGCAATTCATACCGTCTTTTATCGATTGGGTGGTGAATTCTTTTTGTTCTTCATTTAGAGCGATAATTTCTTTCGGCTCCAAATGTTTAGTTTCGTAGTCGATTTTATTTTGAGCTAAAAATGCTCGAACCGACCGACCCTGTTTACTTCTGCCGTCAATTTTTGCTGACTCGGGAAAAGCTAATCTAGTTAACTCGGTTAGATCCGATATAGTCTTAGAGCTCTCCTGAATTAATGTTTTTTGCTCGTCGGTTAGCTCCATGGTATAACTCCCCTGACAGAAATAATATCTTCATTTTTTAAAATTTCTTGAGCTTTTTGCTTGAAGATTTTTTTAAGGTTTTTTATTTGCTTATACCCAGCTTTCCTGCCCTTTTCGCTTGTTTTGTACCCCATCTTTTGAGCGACCTCTTCTTCGTCGATATGCTTGATGAATAATAACTCGTAAACAAGATACTGCTTTTTGGATAATTCTCGCTTCATGCATTTATTAAGTTTCCCCTGAGACTCCATAATGTCAAAATTATTATCCTCCATAGCTTGAACCTCGTGACTATGATTATCTAAAGCTAGCGCCATCTTTATGCCGTAAGCGGACTTTTTGGTTTTTTCCCACTTCAAGTAAAGAGGGCACGATGAATCCTGCAAGCCACTCTTCGTGAATCCGCATAACGAAGCCTCCCCTCCGTCTTTTGTGGCGCAAGACTGATTAAACGGGCAGTTAAGACAGGGTCTAACAAAGTTACTGTAATTATTGCGCAGAATATTCTTCATTTGATTGGTTATAATCTTATTCATCCAAGGCTTAAGGGATCGGCTTTGATCCCATTGATGCCATTTTTTATATATGTGAGCTTTTATAATTTGCTCTACATCTTCAAAGTCAAACCAGGCCAATGAATCTAGAAACCATTTGCCTCTTCTCTTTTTTATTTCTTGGTCAATTTCTTTCGCCTTATCCTCGTAAGTATAATTACTTTTTTCTTGGTCGGCCACGGCTCTTTTTCTTTTTGGGCTCTTCTTTGAAATTTTCTAAATCCTCAAGGGGGATTATATCCTTTAAGTTGAATTTATTTTTATCAATTTGGATAGAATAAGATAATTTAGTTATATCTGGAATTTCGTAAATATCTAATCCATCAGGATCGTCTTCCAGCTCTATAGGAGCTCGACTAAGCGCTTTTCGTTTTTGTTTACTTTGAGTTGTTGGGACAGAAGTCGCTGTTTTTATTTGCTTGGAAGCGCTTAATAAACTCAAACCTTCCCCGCAGCCGCCGCAAAATTTTGGCGCTTGCAAGGAGTACATATTTTTAAAACCACAATGAGGACAATAAGAAAAAGCCATAATAATATATTATAGCTAAAAATGTAATTATATCAAATACCCACTAACGAGATTCGCTTGCTTTTTTATAAATTCCTCGGAATCATGCCCCCACTTACGCTTTTCTTTTACATACTCCAAGCAAAGTATTCCTATAATTTTTCCATTCAAAGTTTTTATTGGTCTGGCAAACATACTTTCTACACCTTTAGACTGAAGCAAGGACTTGAACGTAAAATCGCCTATATACTCTTCTGTATCTGGACACGAAAATGTTTCTTGCCTGGAAATAGAATTCATTAATCCGTGAAAATTTGACACCCTTATATTTTGGAGATTTTGACACTCAACGCTTATTCCGTCATTCACACATTCATATGTGCAGCTTAATTTTTGTTGCCCCCTGCCTGAAAAATATTGCTCTCCATTGTGAAATTCTAGTATATAAGCTCTATCCGCACTAGTTTCCCTCACGATGAACTCCAAGGCGGTAACGACATTGCTGTGTAAACTCGGATCGTAGTTTAATTGCTTATGTTTTCTCTCGTCATACTTCACTTTCAACCAAACACCTAATACGGCAGTTGCGGCAGAGACAACGCCTGTTAGCACGGTAATAATATCTAAACTTGTACTCATTTACTCTTTACAAAATACCCTAAAACAACAGAAAATAGAAATACTAATCCAAAAATAATAAAAAACCATCCAATAGGATCGATTGAATTGTATTCAGCCTGCTTGTAAAAATTGTACTCGTCTGGAGAAATAGTCAAATCACTATTTGAATCTATTGAATTAAATTCATTTTTAACTGGCGCTGGATTTAGCTTTATATTCCTTAGCTTAGATGAGCAAGAACTTAAGAACAATATAAAAAAGCAACCTAAAACCCTCATCTTCTTTTACTTGGTATCGCGTAGAAGCCTACCACCATAAAACATAAATCCATAAACGATGCAAGCATTAAGCCTCCAGTCATTTGCACTATCTCCCAATCTTTGCCTCCTAGAATCCAAGAGAAGAAACCCCATTTTGCATTATCTCCCTTTGGGACAATCAAATTGTAAGTTATATGCGGATTCATTGCGTAATAAATCATCAAAAAACACATCGTAAAAGTAATGCTCATAAAAAGTATCCTACGAGTAACTTTAACAAATGGATCACTAGCGGTTTTCGTTTGTTGATCAATTAAAGCTTGAAGCATTTTATCGTCTCTCGCAGCCAATGCCAGTTGATCTTGCCTTTTTTGCTCTAACCATGCATTTATAAAATTGCAGGCTAATTTTATTCCTGCCCCAATAATTGTATTCAATATCGGCCCCATTGCTATATATACACTCCCAAATTTAAAAAAATATTTTTTAGTGTAATATATTACATGTCGCAAAAATCTATTCTTGAACTTTTGAGTAAAAATTTAAATTCGTATCAATCAACCTGCTGGTTAAAGACTGAAAATGCGCAGTTAAACGGTTTGACTCCGGCTGAAATGATGATGGAAAATGAAACTGAGGAGGTTATAAAAATTCTCCCAGAAGAAATCAAAAGAATAAAAAGTAAAAAGAGAAAATCCAATTAGGATACAATTGACGCTATAATTGATGCGCTTAATTGAGTATCGCTAGATCTTAATGAAGATGTATTTAATGAGTCTGCGATAGACGAAGCTTGATAACTTGTGGTTACCCCTGACTTTACATATATATTTTCGAAGCTTACAGAATCGCTTGCGCTATCAATAATGATATCCGCATATACGTCTCCGCTTAAAGTTTTAAATAAAATTTGATAAGGCCTATTGGAAGGAATCAAACCTCCAACTCCATTTATTTCGCTTGTATTTACATTTTTAACTAGTGCCATTCCGCCATTGTCAAAATTCATTTGAATTACAAACGAGGAACCTTGGTTAAGTAGTCCATTTTTTCTAAACGAGATCCTCTTTCCGCTTTTAAATTCGCTAAGATTATGTGCGGATATGCTAATCGAAGCTTGATCAACGTATCTACTTGCCGCATTTACAGCGCTAGAAAGGTCAGATATAGGGAGTTTGTATGCCTGGGTATCCCTTTGTACCACTACGAGGTCTGTTGATAAATAACCGCCCGGAAGAGGATCGAGGTCTGATATACTAATATTTGCCATTTCTATAGAATACACTAAAGTTATTAAAAGATGATTGCAGAATTTCTGCATAATTTATTTTATTTTTACTTATTGTATCTTTTGAAACAAAACTATATCATATTTTGAATATATAAAATATTTTAATATTATTGTATATACATGAATCAACCATTAACAAAAATAAGCATTTTACTGTTGTTTTTTTACGGAACTTGGCTTATATGGGAACAGTTTGAAACAATCAAAAAACAAAACCAACAAATAAAACAATTGAATCAAGAAAATAATACACTGCAAAAACAATTGTATTATGATCTTTTAATTTTCAACTCCATAAAAAAGAAAAACTAAATTTTTATTAAAAAACTTTAAATCTAAAAAAATATACATAATATACAATATGACAGATCAAAATACAGAATCACAAAATACAGAATCGAAAGACCCTGAAGTTTCACCTGAACGCCAAAATGCTGCGATGATCATAGCAAATGAATTTCTATCAAGAGCTACACTCGGAGAAGCATTATCTCAAGTATCTCTAAATGCTATAATTCAGTTATCTCAAAATAAAGCCCTAGAACAAGCTAGAAATGAAGTTGAAAAACTTAAAGATGAACAAGTTAGTGAAATTATAGAAGCCGCGAACAAGAAAGCTGAAGAGCTTGCTCAGGAGGCTGTTGATCAAGTTAAGCCCGAAACTCAATCAGCGAATTAATAATTTGATTTAAATTGTTGCAGGTTATACGATCTGTAACTATATTAGAGCCTGGAGATACGCCAATCGTACATCCAGGCTCTTTTTCATGTTCTATTATTAATTGAGAAATAAAATCGTGCGCACCATGTTGTTTTATCCAATTCCAATATGCGCCGCGAGTTCCAGTCGGACATAAAAGTAAAATATCATCAAAAATATAAGTTTTTGCATATAATGTAATATCGCGAAAACAAGAGATTTCGCTAGGTGGCTCAGTCAAAAAAGATTCAATGATTAATTGCACAATAAACCATTTTTAGGTATTGGCATCTGCATATCCAATTCGTATCCACCCATTCGGCGCAAGATATGAAGTAGAACCGCCAATATACATATATAAAGATGTGTCAGTATAAAAGCCGCTCCATATCCATATATCTCCTTTCTTTAAAGCAGTTCCATCGCTATGTTGGAATGGGGCTCCAACGCCATTTTTAATAATTACTCTAGGTACTCTCGATTCTATTAGCTCTAATTGCGAATTTAATTCCGAATTTAATTCCGATACTTCTGTCGCTGTTTCGCTTAAACTGTTACTCATTTTTTATATTTTTTTATTTTTTATTTTGTATTTTTGTTATTACATATTTTAATATTTCACTTCTCATTATATCTTCTGCTCCAAAATGAAATGTATGTACACCTCGTTGTTTGCTTTCTTGATCATCAAAAATAGAATACATATCTGCAAATCCACTTTTTCCATTGATGTCGCTTTGCATTGGATCGCCACAAATGATTAATTTACTGCCGCGACCAAGTCGGGTCATTAAAGTAGTAAGCTCTTTGAATGTGAAATTCTGAGATTCGTCCGCGATTACGATTTCGTCCATCCAACTGGCTCCGCGAAGGTAATTTACAGGCATACCTTTTACAATATCCTTTTCTTTTAAAATACTGGCTTGGCCAGGAACCAAAAGCTCATCAAGCTTTTCATTCATAGGCATCATATATGGATTGATCTTCTCAGCCATTTCTCCAGGAAGTGCGCCAAGGCTTTTTTCGCCACTTTCTGCGATTGTGCGTACATATGTGATGCCGCGATCATTATTCATATTATATAATTGTAATGCTCCATATATTGCTATATAAGTTTTACTTGTGCCCGCAGGGCCACTAATGAATACAATACTGGTTTCTTTATCAAATATTATCTTTAATAAAGCCATTTGTTTGTCAGTTAGGCTTAGTTTTTTCAGCTTGACATTTCTTTTGTGCAGAGAAGATGCGATCTTTTTGATCTCATCTTCATCTGTTATCTCGGTTTTTTTACGTTTTCGAGCCATTTTACTAATATATTATACACTTATTTAAGTTGTTTTTATATAGTGGCTGGATTTTTTTTGGCTTGAGCAATATATTATAATTTATTAGGTTGCATTTCATATTGAAAAAAGGCACCCCCGGCGGCTATTGCACAATGCGATCGAAAAATGAATTCATTTAATGGGTAGGGTCATAAGGGGGTAGGGGGTACAGAATAACTAATAATTAAAACTTTTTTTAACTTTTTTTTCTATGTTTTCATAAGTATATAATAATCAATAGTTTACGACACAAAGTTTTTTTGCTATGGGCTTGACTTTTGGTCAGAATGTGTTAGATTGTATATATAAGATTAATTAAATAACCAATATAAAATATGTATAAAAAAAATGATGTCGTACTCGCAAGAGATAATAATACTTACCAAGTGATCAAAGAGTTTACAGATGATCGCCTAGGTAAACAAGTGCTTTGTCGTCTGTATAGATCACAGAAAACAATGGCTTGGCATCCTCGCAACATTAGAATTCATCCTTTATTCGCTTAAAGCTTGACGCATCAATAAAAACTCTTTACTCTCTATACTATGACAGAAACAAATAAAAAAATAAAAAGATATCCGACTCTCGAATGCTCGCTTGCAATGTCCAAAGCTAAAGGCAACCTAAAGTTTCTTGCTGAATCTGACATGGCAACCCTTACGCAAGGTGAAGCCGTTGCCGACGCATTAAACGCATTGCAACAAGCTCATAAAGAATTCAGCAAGGTAACAAAAGAGTTAAGCGAATTAAGAGACGGCTTGAAATAATGCTTGACATTATAATAATATCATTCATAATAGGAATCATAACAGCAATAAAAGAATCATGCGAAAAGTAACACAACAAATTAAACAAGCATTTGAACGCGGCGAAGCCAAGACAGTTGGCAACACCACCACAGACGGCAACACCGTTTGGTTACATGGCAACGCGATTGTCAAGCGTGACGCTGACGGCTTGGTCAGATGGTCGCTTGCAGGATGGAACACACCCACCACACGCGAACGCGTCAACGGCATAGCGAATGCAGATGTTTGCCAATTCAAATTCGAGCCTATACTAAACGGGCAAGTAATTGACTCATCCGATTGGTTCGCATCGCCTAATTCATTACCCGATCCTCTTGTGTTCTAAGTAGCACAAGATCAACGACTTAGGGCAAATCGCCCTAGCCGTTTTCGCGTAACTCGTTGAATACCAACAGCTTACAACAAAATGAAAAAAAAGTTAAAATAAATCAAAATAATACTTGACTTTTGCCGTTTTGTCTGATACATTGTATATATGATTAAGAATAATAAAGTTGAAGAAATAAAACAAGAATTAAATTTGGATCTCGATCTTGGCTTGGCATTGGCTGAAGCTGAAGGCAACTTGAACCACTTAGCCCGTGAGTCAAATTCATCCGATTGGCAAGGCACAATCACGCAAGGCATGACAATCCTTGACGCATTAAACGCAGTACAAAAAGCAAGAAAAGCCTTTCAACAAATAAAGCAAAATAAATCAAAATAAAGTTTGACTTTTGCAGATAATTCCATTAGATTATACATATGATTAAGAATAATAAAATACAAGTTCGCATTAAAGAATGGTCAACCCATTGGTCAGTAAAGATTTTCGATCAAGGCATCGACTCAAACGGCAATGATCGCCCAAGGGTTCGGACTGCATCAAGTCAATCTCATCTTAATAAGATCATGAAAGACGAAGGTTTAAATCAGTTTCGTTTTAATGTTGTCTTTCAATAATAAGTAAAAATAAGTAAAATAAAACTTGACTTCCAACCAAAACTAGATTAGATTATATATATGATTAAGAATAAAACATTCATTGCAAGCGTTCATGTCTCTTCCCTCGATGGTGAAGCAATTTCCTTATGGAATAGTAACACTAAGTCGTACATTGACATCGACAAGACACATCACACAATTACTATACAAGCTGAAGACAAGCACGAAGTAAGGCGAAAAGTTGCTCGCATGATTCGGACGCTTCAACCAAAGTTGCAATTCCAAACAAGCATTCAACGCAAAGATGGCGACAATGCTCAATACTACATTCAACAAATTTGGGAAAAATAATCTCAAATAAGTTTGACACAATAACAAAAATTTGCTTTAATAATAAAATGATAAATGTATTCAGAAACCCGAATTTCTCAAATTGGTTTAATGTCGTCTTTAATGGCGAGCTAATTGACGGAGCAAGAACTTACGCACAAGCTATTGAAATAGCCAATCGTTTAAGCGTAAAGTACAAGTCTCCTATTCTCTCGAGTAAGTAAACAAAACTCCAGTTTTTCCTAAGTCGCTGAATGCCAACGATTTAGGGAAAAAATTCCTAGGCGATTTTTCGCAACTCCTTGATGGCCAGCGACTTACAACAAAAGTAAAAATAATTAATCTTTTTTTAAAAAACGCTTGACTTTACTTCATTTTCTGATACATTGTATATATAACATTAAATTAATATAACAAAAATAAATTATGAATTACGATATCTTGCTTCTTTTAACTTTTATTCCTGCTTTCTTCTTTATGTATAAATCTATGACAGAAAAGAAAATCGATCTTTTTTCAGATGTAAGTAAAGAAAAGCTTGACACAAAATAAAATTACTATAATATAAAATACTATAAAGTTAATTGCTAAAAATAAAAAATATGAAAATTAAAATATCTGAAGCTTGGAATAAACATCATGGAAAAAACTCTGTAAAGAGTAACCGAACAGATCTCGATCTCGGAGATATGCTGAAAATTTCAGAACAAATTCAAATCCAATCAGAGCTTGAGGGAATCGAAAAATTGCAAAAGATGATCGAAGCAAAAAAGAAAGAGATTGCAAACATCAAAGAAAAATACAAAAAAATAAGAAACAAAATTGCTCACGATCCAAAAGTAGAAATGGTTACAGACGCAGACGAAAGAAGAACATTCCAAGATAGGATTTGCAAGCTCGGAGGAAATAAAAAGGCTTTGGGTTGCTCGGTCGATCAGTTTAGAATATTCCTAGATGTCCAACTTGAAGACGGCAAGTCTTGGTCTAATTGGACAAATAAAAATGTGCGTAACGCTTGGAATGTTGACCATATAAAAGAGCGACAAAGTGGAGGAGGAAATCATTGGTCGAACTTCGTTCCTCGTGACAGAAAAGAAAATCTTAACAAAGGTAAACTTGAAAGTGCATTCAATCATTTCTTAAAATAATTCACATTCACGCTTGACAGAAACAAAAAAATAGATTAGATTATACTTATGACAGAAAAACAAAGACTACAAAAAATAATTGACGAAAATCTCGAAGCCGCAGAAAATGGTTCTTCATCAGCTAGAATGTGCATAATAGCGGCTCAAGCAGATCTCGACAGAATCGCACAAGCAGAGGTTAGCGAGTTAGAGGCGTACATTGCTAGCACTCCACTGCCTGACCCGTTAATCTTGGTTGACTAGCGTAAAGTGTTAGTAACCAACGACTTAGGGCAAACCGCCCTCCGGAGTTTTCCGTAACTCGTTGAGCGGCAACGACTTACAACAAAATCGATACAGATTCCGTGCCAACTTTGCAAGAAAATAGCAGTCGAATTGTGCAAAAACATAGTTGAAAGGTAAGTGAGAAAAAATTTGACAAACTCCTTTTTATGTGTTACCTTGTAGGTATATGATTAAGACAAAAGAAACAATAATAAAAGAAATCGACTTCGGAACTAAGCTTGCACAAATGGAGGGAGCGATTGACTTTCTTCATTATATGCAAACAGAAAAAAAGGATTCCGACAGAACCTTGACCGAAGAAATGACCACCAAAGGACTTCTTGAAAAGGTTCAAGAGCTTAGAAAAATATTCAAAGAATTTACAAAATAAGTTTGACAAACTCACATAATTAATCCATAATACTAAAATATGAATAACATTGATCTCATTCGCCAAGCAATCGAAAACGCAAAAGATGCACCTGTTTCTAAAAGTGTGTCTAACTTCATTCAAGACATGAAAGCCGAAATTATGGCTGAGGAATTGGTCGTTGAGCATGGTTTGCTCGAAGCAACTCAAAGAGATGTTGAGGACGAGGTTTCCGAATTGGCTTCATCCGAAGATAAAGCCGAAGAGGATGACGACTTCGACAATGACGAGAACCTCCACGATATGGAGTCAGTCAGCCCATCCATGCGAGCAATCTTTGAAGATTGATCTCGACAAGTCACCCTCAATATGGTATAATAATAGCATGAACAAAGCAATAACAGAAAAAATTGATACATTAATCAGCACGCTTCAAGCGTTGACAATTCAAAGAGTCAATGCCTTGAGACTTGGCAAGCAAGAAGAAGCGAGCCAAATTCAAGCCGTGCAAATCGACATTGATAACAAAATCCAAGAGTTAGAAAGGTCAATGTCCTAGTGGATTTGGTCACAATTATGATAATCGCATCGTTAATTGGAATCTTCAGGGGCTTAACTGATTGTGCTTTTTAATTGCACAATCTCTTTGTGAGGCAAGAGAAAAGTTTAGTTTTTCCTAAGTTGTTGCAAGTCAATGACTTAGGGAAAACCGCCCAAGTCGTTTTTTCGTAACTCGTTGGTTGTAAACAACTTACAGCAAAATGAAAAAAAAGTTTGACAAAGCTCTGCGATTTTGCTAGATTAGAATTATGGAAAACAATGACTCACTCACCCGCCTCTCTCACGCCCACGGCATTACCGATGTCGATCTCGATGAGCGTCAAGCACTGCTTGACCAGCTTGCCAGGGAAGAACTGGAAGAGTCAGACCGCAAGGCTCTAGAAGAATTCTCTGAAAATGAAGATGTAGACTGGGGCTACCACGATCAATACGACTTTTAACATAAGTCGCTGACTATCAATGACCTAGGGAAAACCGCCCTAGGTTTTTTTTCGCAAGTCGTTGGTACTCAACACATTCGGATTTCTTAGCTCAAATCCTTATTTATGTATTTGTATTTGTTATTTAAATATTTGGTATTTGAGTATTTAGTATTTGCTGCCCACAGAATTGTATTTGGTATTTACATTTTTGCCGTTCGTTTGACCAATTCAATTGTATAAGGTGAATGTTCAGTTACTCGATCAAGATCTGATTCGAGATTACGAATGGCGTTGACAATATAATCGAGCGTGCCAACAATTCCGGCAGGCTCTCCGTTTTTAAGTATTTGATAACTAGTCATTGTTTTGTTTATCTTGTTTGATTGAATGCAAAAGCTTTTCGTGTTTAACTCCGTCTTGTTGAAATTGACTCATTAGCTTGGAAACTTGCATTCTATCCTGCCAACCAAGAACATCGTCAAAAGGTTGCAATGGAACAAAATCTCCACGCTGATTGAATACTGCGACTTCGTAAGTGTTGGGGTGATTGCCATAGAAGCATTGACCTCCATCCACATTGGATACAACGCTAATAGCGTAACCATTATCGAAAGTTATACTTGCTTGGACTCCCAAATCTTTTGCACTTGGGTGAGAGTTAAAATTTAAGTCATCAAAGGTCTTCATGGTAGATATATATTGGATTGTTGTTGTGTGTGAGTGTTGCGTGTTTTACGAATGTTTTACTTGAGATGTTCTTCTCGAATGTTGCTTGCGAGATAAAGACATCGGTCTGTTCAGTCTTCTTCTCTGCTTTAATAAGGACAACGCATCCGTCTTTGCTTTTCGTAATTAAATGTTTTTCTTTGTTCATTTAGTTTCTGTAATGAGATGAGTCTTGCGATTCTGTGAGAGTTTCGTAAGCGTGAGCTTTTTGAGCAATGCACTTTAACGCACTACCAACTACATTTAACATTGAAAGTTGATCATTGTCAAGCATATTCTTGTCGGTCATCGGCTCGATCATATTGTCATGGATGAATGCCATAACTAATTCGTTTGCTTCGAGCGAGTCAACATCTTGGACTTGCAAGTGGTTTGGGTCGTTAAGATACATAAGTCAATTTGGTTTTGTGTTTTAGTTTCCGATCAAGAATTTTGTTTTTCATCTTGAAAGGGCGAGCTTTTGTAAAGAGAATGGATTGTCTTATCTTAATTTTTTTCGCTTTCATAATTAATAGTATGACAGAATTTTTTGTGAAGTCAAGCGTTTTTTTAGTGAATAATAAAATGATACCAAACACGGAGGGAGTCGAACCCACAAGAGTATAATTAGGACTGCAATCCGCACCTCTCTTAATCACCACTAATTTGCAGATTAGTTTGATCGTGTTGGTAAGTATTAGTATGTCAGAATCTCAAACTAAGTCAACCCTTAAATGCAGAAAAAATGAAAATAGTTGTAAAGCCTTGATCGCCAAAGACTTGCGCGAAATCGCCCAGGGCTTTTTGCCCTAACTAGTTCATAACCAAGCGTTTAGTAACCTAACCATTCCAATACTTTTTGTGCTTCATACTCCTCCTTATCTCCCATGTCCTCAAGAAATTGCTGTATCTCTTGGCAACCATGCTTTGATAGTTCATCAAACGCTCTTGATTGACTAATCATTAAATCTTCGGCTGAATCGTAATATGTTTCACTCATGAATTTACCCCTTCTTGAACAAATCCCGTTGAATCCTTCTTTGCCATGCCTTTTTCGATAAGCCCAACAACAACACCTTTCTTATCAAGAAAGCGAAGGTCATTATCATCACCATTGACAACCTCAAAACCTTTCCATGTTTTAGGTAATTGATTGCGAAATACAACGGCAACATTGCCACCCATTGAAAGAACCATCTCGCATTTTGTATCGTTTGTTTCCGAGCGACTAAAAGTCAAGTGGTAATTAGAGGGAAACTTTGCCTCGCCCTTAATAAAAGGCTTGTCGAGAAAAGAACACATTCTTTTAAATGATTTCGTATAATCATAAAACTGAACATCCGAAAATTTATCAAAGATTGACTTTGGCTGATCTTCGTTAAAGAAAACAGATTCCCACATTACATCACTTGTGAGATTAAGTCGGAAAACCGATTTCATTCCTTTCTTCGTTGCACTCTTAATTGAATTAGAAATTTCTTTCGATAGCTTCGCAAGAAAGTCTAACTGATGATTGAAGAACAACTTTGTCTTGGCGACACGAGATTCTTGAATTGAATTCATTTGTCCACGACCTGCCGTATTGAGGCAAGATGCCGTGCAACCTTTAGAACGCCAACGGCAAACTTCGAAGCCTGAAAGACTTGCTGGGGCAAAGTGAATGCCTTTCGTTATGTAACCTAATTTCTCGCCTTTGAGAATTTTTTGATTACCTGATGTGAGAAGTGTTGTCTTAATCATGTATTCCATTATGACAGAATAAGGTGCAAAGTCAACCCCTAAATGCAAAAAAAGTAAAAAAAGTTTTGTTGCGGATATCATTGATATCCAACAACTTACGCCAAAAAGCCTAGGCCCGTTTTTCGTAACTGCCTGGCCTGCAACGACTTACGAAACAATAATTCAAGATGCAAAAAAGCCTCCCCGAAGGGAGGCTTGAGCCTACTCGTTTCCGAGCTTGCGATTAACCAACTGACCTCTTAAAAGATTTGTTAGCACAAGTCGCACGAAGAACATGGCGACGATTAACTCGACGATTTGCTCCATTCATGTCCGAAAACATAACATGACGAGAAGTCACGCTATTGACTTTAGCAGAGAAGACCTTGCGTTGCTCACCTTGCTTGACAAGAAGAGAAACGAAACGACCTTTGAGACTATCAACTACATTTTTGAGTTTTGCTTGATTTTTCATAATTTTAATTTTTGTTAGGTTTGTGTTTTGGTTTTTGATTAAGAATGATTACTTTACAAGTGCGACTTCGGAGTCAAGAACACCATGCAATGCGAGAGAACGATTTGGTAAGGCATGAACTCCACCTTTAAGGACATGAGTAAAGCCGTTATACAATGAGTGCATATTCCGAGCAGAAAAGTCATCATGTTCGGGTTTGTGCCATTGCTCAACTACATCAGCGATTTTACCCTTGCTGATCGCACCATTTTGGTATGCACGGATAACAAGGTCATGAGCTTGCTCGTTGCCAAGTTCATACTCCTTGTATGCTTCGATGCGTTTCTCATCGCTTGCCCATGTCTCAGTCATCTTGCCGAGAGTGCGAGCGATAACTTGAGACAAGTCAGTCAAAATGTTTTTTGTGTGCCGTCTTGCAAGAGTCACTTCGTTAGTGAAGATAAGGTTGGAGCAAACAAATGGAGCATTGCCCATGCACAAACCTGCTGGAAAGCATTTGTCGTGCGAGTTGCGAAGACCAAGAATTGTGCCACGATCATCAGAATCGGAACCTGTGTTTTTGATGTGAAAGAGACCGAAGTAACGCTGACCGAATCGGTGAAGAGAATGGTAAGTGTCAACAATTTCCCAACCATTGTCTTGGATTTGGTTTTGCACACGATCAACAAGGAACGCATGACCGATTGGTTGCCAAGACTCAGTCTTTTCGGGAGTCTGTACGGACTTTACTTCGCTAAAGTCAATTCTTTTTGTGCCACATACGGAGAGATCAATTTTTTTATTCATAATTTTTAGTGTTGGTTTATCGTCTTTGATGGGTTAATTATACTAAAGTTTTTGGTTTTTGTCAAGCTTTTTTTTCTTCGATTAAGTTTTTTTTGTTTCGACTAATTTTTTTTAAGTTCAGTTATCTCGCTTATGTATACAAGTATGACAGAAAATGATGTAATGTCAACCCTTTTTTTTCATAAAAATAAAGATTGTTGTAAGTTACTTAGTATCAATGAGTTAGGCCAAACCGGCCAGGGCGATTTTTCGTAAGTCGTTGAATAACAAAGGCTAAGGCGAGCTTGGGTTTTCCCAAGCCCGCCCCTTTAACTATACCCTTTTTTCGAGAGAGTAAAGTTCGCCAAGAAGTAGGTTGTGAGCCAATTTCTTAGCAAACAATTCTTCTCCCCTCAAGCCTCGCAATTCAGCTTGAGCCAAAGCGTAGCCCATATTGCGAACTTTATTCCTAAGATTTTCAATTCGAGAATTTCGCATATCTTATCCTTGGTTAGGTTGTGAATAGTGGTTGTAAGATTGTTCTGCTTCTTGGGCAGAGTCAAAACTTACTGCGATTAAATCCCTTGAGTCATAAGGATGCCAAGGCGTGGCAGACTCTTCAAAGTACAATTCCCATTGCTCTGAATCTTGGTTGAAACTTGGTTTGTCAAGAGGTTGTCCCTCGCATACTGCATCAATATATTCGTTCATCCTTATCCCTCCATGTGGTTGAGTAATTGGTCAAGAACAGATTGCTTGTTGCCCTTGAATCCGAATTCAGATTTTACAATCGAGTAGCAACTTCTACCTCTCGACATCTTTAATCCATTCATTTCCAATTTTATTCCTCTTGCGAGAGTCCTTAATCGGAATGCGTTAATTTGTTGTGGTGTTTCTAGTGTCATGCTCATAATGTATAGTTTGTCAGATTTTCAGCGAAAGTCAAGCCTTAATACCAAGAAGAGTAAAAAATTCTGTGCTTTTTCTCAATCATTTTTCTTGCTTCTTTGATGAATGTCAAGTCAGATTCTTTGTACCAATAATCGTTATCGGCATGAGGTTCATCATTTTCGTCAGTCCAAAAATAAGAATCAGAACCAAAAAAGAATCCGTCCGTTTGGGGTAACTCAAAGTTAAGAATCGCATCTTCAAGAGAATCAATATCTTCAGATGTGAGTGGTAATACTGCACAATTAAAATCACCATCTTCATTTGCGTTTGGACAACCTTTGCTTTGCCAAAGGTGTTCCATCCAACCTTGTAAGCGATTGTGTTTTCTCCACTCGGCAACTTGAATATCGTTGTCTGAATTGCGTTTGCGTGGTGGTCGTGCGTATGCGTATTGATCTAATCCCATGATTTTTTCCTTGTGTTTATAGTTGTGCTGATTGAAATGAAGACTCTATTCTAAGCTCATTTTGCAATGATGTCAAACTTAAAATGATGTCTTCTAAAACTTCTTCGGCTGATTGAAATGTACTTCCAAGTGGAAACTTTTCGGGGTGACGCTCGTTCTGCTCCAAGCAAACCTTGGACATTGGATCTGCGTATGCCATTTCTCCTCGAACGATGCTTAAAATGTTTTCTCTAATTTTTGCTTGTGTCATAATTACTTACTCCAATCTACTTCATCTAGTTGAACCTCTCCCATTCCGAAGATTAACTCGAAAATCACCATTAACTCTCTCGGACTTAAATAGTCAAATTGGTCAATGATCTCTTTTTGGATACTTGTTTTGGTCATTTGTGTTTCATTCATAATACTGCTAATACTTGTTTGGGTTCTAATCTTACGGCAATAGCATAGTCTACCATTTGTTCCGTGTCCTTGTCAACAAAATTCTCATACTTATATGGGTTGTATGAAACAGGTCGTGCGGTGGGATGAGATTCTCTCCAATCACCCATTTGCCAATTCTCTATATAGCCCTCGATTCCTGCATGAACATTTTTACGCTGTTCTTTTAAAACTCTTTGTCGCCCATTTTTATTAACCTTGAAGGTGCAACTATGCATTGCTAATAATTTAGTATGAGCCTTGACCAATCCGTTTTGCTTGATGCTCCAACATTTTTTGTGAAGATTTTTGTAAACAAAAACAGGACTGCCAAAGTCAATCTTATATCTTTTTTCGTTAGGCTTTGTCTTAATCATGTATACAAGTATGACAGGTTTTTACCGCAAGTCAACCTTTTTTTTCATTTAATTGAATATAGTTGTAAGTTGTTGAGCTTCAAAGACTTACGTAAAAAAGCCTAGGCGGATTTTCCGCAACTTGTTGATATACAACGACTTATGTAATTTTTAATTTTATTCTTTTTTTTCTAATTTTATCTACATTTTACTTCCTTTATTTATTTGGATTGTTATTTGTTTCCCCCTTATTTGTAATATATATAATTGGTATTTGGTTGTGTTATTTGGCTGAAGAATATTTGGCTTCTAAAAATCCTCGTTTTTTGTTTCTAGAACGGCGCGGACAAGGCCTATGATGAATGCAACAATAATAATTGTAGCAGTATCCATTAAGCAGTACCCGAGTACTTTTTCCAAATTTCAAGATCAAGATCAGTAACTGACTTTCCTAAGGTCCTTGCAAACATTTTGAATACATTAGCGTAATAGTTGTAGATACCGACATTCGAAGGAGTGCTCTTTGGGGCGTCACTGTATCCTTGGTCGCGAAGGAACCTTAAGATATGTGTGTCGAGCATTGGTTCGTCAAAGTCTTCGCGGCTATGAGAAAGAAAGAATCTTGCTGTTTTGAGCCCGATGCCTGCAACCTGCAATAACCTGTTCAGGGTAACGGTTTGGAGGTCTTGAATCTTTGATACAGCAACATAAGAGTTGTATCTTTGCTGATATGGACTAAGCTTTGCCCAATGCATGATCTCTTGGAGCCGGCCCAATTTAATCAATTTTCTTATACAATTAAATGGACTTGTTTCTTTTGTTATATCTTTTGCTCTTTCAATAAACACTTCTAATTTAGGTGCTTCAATTGAACTTTTCTTTCCTGCTACATTAATACAGAACAAGATAAATTCTTCTAATTCGTATTGTGTTCTATTATAGTTTGTTACTTCTGCTGGATTAATCATATGTTTTTTTGTTTATGGTTATTGTGCAATGTGAAATACTTCTCTAAGCTTACTCATTTCATCTGATGCGAAGAATACTTCTCTGCAATAGTCGATGTTTTTTGATTCAATATTTTTAATGAGTTTCACTGCTTGGCGAACAGGAACTCGATCACGGGGCATGCCTCCCCACTTGATTACTACTTTCATGTGTGGAAAGTGTTCGTTGAGTTCGGCGAGTTGTGGTTTGGTTATATATCCGTAGTTCGCAAGAATGTTTTTTAATGTATTCATGTATACTAGTATGACAGATTTCGAATCATTGTCAAACAAAAAAACCTACCCAAGGAATAAACCTTGAGTAGGCTAGAATGCATGATTAAGAAAATGGCGTGGGGAAGGACTACTGTATACCTCCAATTTTTCGGCGTGAACATCAGTTCATTGTGTACCTACTTCAAACTACAGACTAGACATGGTATTGTCATTTGGCTCATTCGATTGAACTCTACCAACCCTACCACAGGGATCTGCATACTTTAGCCCGCTCACGACAGGCTTATTCGGTCACCCACAGGAGAAGTATATCTACCTCTCCAAAGTTTTTAAAATGTTAAAGATCAATTTATTTTATTTGATTGAGTTTATTTCTCAATTGTTATACGAGTATTATACTCTATATTTGATTAAAAGTCAAGTTCTTTTTTTATTTATTTGTAATTTTATTATTTGCTCTTCTATTTATTCTTAATAGGTCTTGTTGTATTTGGTTAATATATTTGTATGAGTTATTTGCATCAATTATTTTATTGTTTGGATATTGTGTGCAATGATAAAGATCAGCGATATGTTCGTTTAGCTTGGCGAGTTTAACATAAACATATTCTTTTTCAGTTAACTCTTCTCGGAGTTCTTGTTCTGTGGCGAACATAGAAACTTTTGGGGATAGCGACTCGATCATTAAATAAAAATTCCTTTCAATCTTAATCTTGCTCGACTTGCTTCGACTCGTGCGATGCGAACTGCATCTGCTTTTTGAGATAGTTTGGTGGAATAATATATACTATCCTCGGCAACTGATCCATAATTTGCAAACTTACCTTGCTTATTCGCAGGTGTATGTTTACCACTTTTAATATCTGCCATTACTTGGCTCGCTCTCGCATTTTTCGCAATACTCATAATTTTATATAATTTTTAGGTTAATTAGTTTCGGCAATTTGTTTTATGTATTCTAGTATATCAGAATGTAATATATTGTCAAGTCTTTTTTTTTAAGAAACGAATCCGTATGTTGGAAGATCAAATTCATGATCGAACATTCCTACTTCATCCCATCCATAGAGAATCAATGCTTGATCGAGATCATCTTTCATTAAATCTTTTCTGTCAATAACTGCGAGTTCGCTACCATTTGGTATCATGCCGTCAACATTTTTAATGTCGATTTCTTGAAATGTCATAGTACTTTTCCTCCAACTCTATAAACAGACCATTGTTCTTGTCCTTGATAAGAAATATATTGCTCATCATTCTCTGCCCAATCAACTGCACCTTTAAGTGAACGAAAATAAATAGGCGATTCGCTCGGACTCGCATCAT